GTCTCAGGCCATGGTCACGAGGTCCGCCAGCAGGCCCGCCACCACCGCAGCCACCAGGGGGTCGGGCGCGGCCGGCCCCACACGAGCGCCAGCCAGGTCGAGTCGATGAGCCCCGGGACGGTCGGCGCGACGCCGTGCAGCGTCATCCCGCGTGCCCCACCGGCGCGGCCGCGGCCTGGTGCCGTTCCGTCGCCTCGTGCTGGATTACGGCGAGCTGGAGCGGCGTGAGCGACAGCGTGAGCCCGATCGCCGAGCTCGATCCGGAGTTGGGGACCGGCATGTCAACCACGACCGCGCCGCACGCACGACACGACAGCGTGAGGTCGTACACGGCCACCGGCGCCCCGTCCTAGCCCCGCTCGGCCAGCGCCCGCCGCGCGGCGCCGAGCTGCGAACCGTCCCTCATCCGTTCACGTACGTGTCGACGCCGCTGCGCGGCCGCCAGGCCGTCGCGCTCGACAGCCGCAGCGAGCCGCCGAAGCGGCTCTCCATCCGCGCGACCTCTTCGCGCCCGCGCTGGCACATGCGGACGGAGCGCGTCGACAGGATCAGATGATCGTGGCCCGGCGCCAGGCACGGCCGACGCCGCGGCCGCTCGCGGGGTGCTACGCGACGCAGCTCGAGGCGCTCGAGCGCCTGGGACACCACGGCCGACGCGGCCCGAGACGCCTTCGCGCGCGGGGACAGGGAGCGGACCATCAGAACCTCCGAAATGGCAGACGATGTCCGACGCGTCGGCCACTGTCCGACGCGCCGTCAGCCATCCGCGGCGTCGACCAGCGCCCGCGTCTCGCGGACCCTTCTCCCGATACGAGCGCAGCGGCGGAAGAAGCGCGACAGCTCCTCGTCGGCGGCCAGCGCGGCCGCGCTCCAGTCGGCGTGCTCCGTCGGGGTGAGCCGGACGGTCAGGCGAACGCTCCGGGTCTCGGGGATCGGCGAGACCTTCGCCAGCGGCTTGCGGGGCAGGGGGGAATCCATAGCGCGGTCTCCGAATCAGATCGGCGTACCGCTCGACGTGCCGCAGAGGGGTTCGATGCGTCTCTACCACGACGTAATTAGCTCTCGTCGAAGAACGACCGGATGTCGACGCCGTAGACCTCAGCGATTCGCTCCAGGAACGCGACGGACGGCCGGCTCTTGCCAGCCTCGACCTGCTGGATCGCCTGGCCAGTGTAGCCGCAACGAGAGGCGAACTCGCGATAGTTCAGACCCGTGAGGTCGCGGAGCTGGCGGATCTTGGCGGGGTTGAACCGCCTCGTGGTCTTGAGCCTGGTCGCGGTCGCCATATTGCTACTACTACGACGGTGCGATTAGGTTGTCAACGGATTGTTTCTCGCCGTCAAATCGAGACGTGACTCTTCACCGCTTCGTGAAACGCCTCGTCGAAAGCGGAGTGGTGGCTTCCCAGTCGGAGATCGCCCGACGCGCTGGCGTCAGTCAGGGCACGGTGAACAAGGCCTTCCTGGAGACGGGCGAGCCCGATGTCGACACGTGCCGCAAGATCGCCGAGGCGTACCCCATCGAGTGGGCGGACCACCTTCGCGACCACGACGAGTATCGCGAGGACTTGAGGCGACGCTTCGCCTGGGCCTTTGCGGGCAGCCCGCCGATCGCCACCTCGCGCACGCCGGAGAGCTGGCGGGCCATCGAGGCCTTCGAGCGGCTGTTCGCGTTGGACAAGGGGCGGTGGCGCGCGCTGCAGGTTGTCATCCAGGACTTGCTCGCCGCCGCGGAGCGCGCAGCGGCGAATGTCACACCGATCAGCGAAGCGCGACAGCAGACTGACCCCCGCACGGAACGTGGACCGACGAAGCGGCCGCGGCCCGCGGCGAACGAGTGACCCTGCCCGCCGGGGCCCGCCCGCGCCACCCGAGCGGGGCGGGCGTGTCTCGCCGGAGGATCGCGCGTCGTGGACTTGCTGTGCTGGGTGACCGCCCACGAGGACCGGTTCACGCACCGTATCGATCGTGGTGACCGCTGCATCTGAGGCTGCTGCTCGACTTCAGGTAGTCGCTCCTGCGGATTCCCCTCGCGGGCCCGGCCTGTCCCCGGGAGATTGCCCCCTTTCTGATTTCGTGGAGATTCGGTATGCCGCGAGCCGTTCTCGGCGTCACGCCCTTTGCTGTACTCGACATCGAAACGACAGGCATCTACCCAGGCGCCGTCGACCGCATCATCGAGATTGCCGTTGTCCGGTTGACCGCTGACCTCGAGATTGAGGAGGAGTGGGTCACGCTGGTGAACCCACAGCGCGACATCGGACGCACCGACATCCACGGGATTCAGGCTGGCGACGTCGTGACCGCTCCGCTATTCGAGGAGGTGGCCGGTGACGTTGGTGTGCGTCTGGATGGCGCTGTCATTGCCGGTCACAACCTTCGCTTCGACACGAACTTTCTCGCGCACGAGCTTCGGCGCTGCTCGATCTCCATGCCGACACTCCCGATGCTGTGCACGATGGATCTCGCGTACCGCTTCTTGCCGGATGCGCCCAGCCGGAAGCTGAGCTGCTGCTGCGAGCAGGTCGCGGTGCTGCACGAGGACGACCATACCGCGCTCGGAGACGCGCGGGCCGCCGCCCAGCTCCTTCGCGTGTTGATCGACCGCGGCCGGCGCATCGGCCGGACGGATCTAGGGGCCCTCGGGTGCAAGCCGCTCGAGGTGCCGCAGCCGGGCTGGTTGGGTGAGCGGGGTCCCAGCGGGAGGCGGCTCTGCCGCAGCGCAGCAGCCGCGAGGCAGAAGGACGAGCGATCGTATCTGGCCCGACTCGTCGAGCGTATGCCCGGCGATGAAGCGCGAGACGCGCGGGAGGGGGAGTACCTCGCGCTGGTGGATCGCGTGGTCGAGGATCGACGTGTCACGCGAGAAGAGGCGGACGGCCTGGTGGGCGCGGCCGCCGGCTGGGGGATGACACGGCGCGACGTCATGAACGCCCACCGCGCCTACCTCGCGAGTCTCGTGTCCCAGGCGAAGGCGGACGGCTTCGTGTCGGACACCGAACGGCATGATCTGGAGACGGTGGCCGAGGTCCTCGGTCTCCATCACGCTGCCCTCGACGTGCTGCTGAGCGACGGCCAGACCCGCTGCACTCCGAGCGCGTGTACGACTGGCGCGACCTCGATTCCGGCGGCGACCCAAGCGACCAGCGCCCCAGGTCATGGACTGCTGGGCAAGAGCGTCTGCTTCACGGGGGAGCTCAGCGGCAAGTTCCATGGCGAACGGATCACGCGCGAGATGGCTGAACAACTCGCCGTGGGGGCCGGACTGAAGGTATGCGGTTCGGTGACGAAGACGCTCGACCTCCTGGTCGTGGCCGACCCGGATACGCAATCAGGCAAAGCGAAGAAGGCGCGCCAGTACGGCACCCGTGTTATCGCCGCGGCCGCGTTCTGGCGAGCGCTCGGCATCCCGATCGACTGAGCGGGTGGACCCCAGCCGACGACGGAAGCAGCTGACCACTTTTCGCACCCGCGTGTCTGAGCGGTTCGGCGGATTCCATCGGGGGCGCGCAATCGGCGACGATCGGACTAACGAGGCGCATCCCTCCATTGCCGTGCCCCGCTGTGATTGCTCGGGAGTGAGATACCGATGGAATTCTTGTTCCTCGCCGTACTGCTCGGTCTGATCCCCGCCATGGTCGCGAAGAGCAAGGGGAAGTCGTTCGGGCTCTGGTGGCTCTACGGTGCGCTGCTGTTCATCATCGCCCTTCCTCACGCGCTGATCATGCGGCCGGACATCGCGGCCGTAGAGCGGCGGCGCATCGCCCAGGAGGGACAGCGGAAGTGCCCGTACTGCGCGGAGCTCATCAAGGCCGAAGCTCGCGTCTGCCGCTACTGCGGACGGGAGGTCGCCGGCGGGTCGCTGCCGTCATCGAGCGATAGAGCCCCGCAGGCGCCGCCCATGACGCGCGACGACATGCGCGGCCTGTTCGGTCCGCGCTGAGCGTCCAGGCCCGATGAGCCACGACGCGGAACGCCTGCCCTCCGTCCGTCGAATCCTCGTGGCGTTGTTGCTGGTCCTCGTCGGCGTTCCCGCCGCCGCTCTCCTTCTTCGGTATGGGACCGTCAGCCCGTGCGAAGCGCTCCGTCAAGAGGCGAAGACGCAGTTCTTTCTCTCGATCCGGGAGAGCGGCGACGCCAACGCCGGGTTCGCGCTCGCGCTGGGCGGCGTCATCGTGGATCGCATGGTCGATGGCTCCGTTGCTCACATGGGACCGCTCGTGTGCTTCCACGCCTTGCTCGCACTTGTGACAGATGGCGGGCTCAAAACGGTGCCAACGACGTCCGCGCCGGTGAGTCCGCAGAACGACGTCGGCGCCCGGCGAACGCCAGCGGCCACGCCGCGGCACGGAGTGGTGCCTGCGCCGCCACCTGTCTCGGACGAGGAGCGCGTCGCCGCGCGCGAAGCCAGAGAGCGAGCGGACCGCGAAGCCCGAGAAGCCGCTGAGCGCGCCGATTTCCAGGAGAGACTCGACAAGCAGTGGGCGGCTCGCCAAGCCGCGGAGAAGGCCAAACGCGACGCCCTGGAGCGCATCCTCGCGCGACCGGACTGTCGATGGGTATGGAACGGAACGAAGTGGGTGGCCGTCTGTTCCGAGCCGGAGAAACGTGAATCCGCCAGCCGGAGCCCGGACAAGATCGAGTGACCCCCACTCCTCGACCTCCTCGCCGCCGGCGACCGGGTGCTCGAGGTGCGCACGTACGCCGATGGCCGCATCACGCTCGGCGAGGTCCTCACGGCGGACGAGCTGTGGGAGCGGTGGAAGCGGCAGAAGGGGTGACCAGGGGCGATAGCAGGCCAGTGCAGTCGCAGGCTACAATCGGTTCGTGACGGTTCCGACGCTGAGCGAGCTCGAGCAGAAACGCGTCTGGGACGGCTGGCTGTCCGCCGAGATCGCGACGCTCTACTTCGCGGACCTCGCGGGCGTCTACCGTCACCGACGTCGGTTAACGACCTGGCTCGTGTTGCTGCTGTCGTCCGGAGCAGCGACGGCAGCCGTGGGGAAGCTCACGGCGGAGTGGTCGTCCTGGCTCGCCGTAGGGCTCGCATTACTCGCGGCCGCCCTCTCGGGCTACGACCTCGTCGCCGACAACCAGAAGCACGAGGGCGAGTGCCGGGAGCTGCATTTCCGATGGAATCGCCTGGCCTCGGCGTACGAGCGGCTCTGGGACGACATGTACACGGACGATGCGGCAGCGCGCCTCGACGCGCTGGAGCGCCGCACGGCCGAGCTCTCCAAGGCGAGTACGGCATTTCCCGCGCAGCGGTGGCGGCTGGAGCGGTGGCAAACCCACGTCGAGATGCAGCACGGCGCCCGAGGCGTGCGAGTCGGCTGATCGGTGCCGACGCGTCCGAAGGTTAGTCGGCAGTACCCGCCACCGCCGCGTCCGCTTCCTCCGCCGCCGCCACCGCCGCCACCCCGCCCACCGAAGAAGAAGTAGGGCGCGGTTGACGGAGGCCGGCGCGTAGGGCCACGCTATGCAGCGGGGGACTACATGCGCCCGATCGTCTGCTGCCGATGCGTGCGGGATGGAGAGCCGGCCATGGTCCTGGGCTTCGCCCCGGCGTCGCGGCTCACGCGCCGTCCCGTGGACGGCGTGTGCGCCCGGCATTCGGTCGACCTCGTCCGCCTGGTCCGCGGCCACGCGTGGGCATCGCTGCGTGTCCTCGGCGCGGTGAGCAGCGACCGGTCCGGGACGCGGCGCCCGCGGCGCTCGACCCCGCGGCCGGCGACCGAGACGTTCACGCAGCAGGAGCTCGAGGCGGTCCGATGACCGGTGCCCAGCTCCGCACGGCCCGCGAGCGCCTCGGGCTCACGCAAGAGGAGCTGGCCGCGAAGCTCGGCAAGCACCGCGTGACCATCGGCGAGTGGGAGGCCGACCGCGCGGAGGTCCCGGCGTGGGCGCCGCTCGCGCTGCTCGGCCTCGAGGTCCTCGAGCGCCGCGCGGCGGCCGCCAGGCGGCGGAGGCCGTCGCCGAATGGCCGCGCGCATCAGGGAAGTCCACGGGGCCGTACCCGGGGAACGGTCCGAGAATCCACTTGACGCGGATGCAGTCTGAGACTACATTGAGAATGTAGGCACCGAATCCCGAAGAGCAGGGGACAGGAGGAACGGATGTCAGATCACGCGATGCTCGCCCTGATCGTCGTCGGAGGCTTCGCGGTCCAGATCGCGGGGCTCGTCATTCTCGGCATGCAGCTTCGCGACTCGCGCCGGATGACGCGGGCCGTGGGCGCCCTGGTTGTCCAGGAGACGGAGAAGATCCGCGCCCTCCTGGGCGGACGCTGAGGCCCGACGGCGAGCCCCGGACCTCGGGGCTCGCCACCAGCGACGACAACAGGCCCGATGAGACGGGGACGGACGGAGGACGGCGATGGCGATCAAGACGAACGAGACCTTCAGCGACGCGGACCTCGACGAAGCCTGCCCGCAGTGCGGCAAGGCGTTGCCGCGCGCGACGCAGCTCTGGTCGGTGGTCGACGACGGGGAGTCCTACTGCTCGGCGGCGTGCGCCGCGGCGGCGGACGGCTACGCGGAGCTGCACGACGGGATCGACGGGCTGGACGCGACCGACGAGGAGAAGGAGGCGCTGCACGGGATTCTCGACGAGGAGGGCTTCGGCGGGCGCGAGGAGGACGCGACGAACCCGACCGCGTGCGCGCGGATCGCCGCTGAGCGGCTGGAGTGGTACCGCCACTCCGACCGCGCGCATGAGGCGGTATACGTCTACCTGACGTGCACCGCGCACGGCGCGCCCGTCTGGCGCGCGTCGACCGCGAGCGACCCACGGTTCGCGGACCTGCCGGACCGCTCCGTCCACAACCCGCCACCGTACCGCGTCATCGGGCCGTACCGCGTGGGGCCCGACGGGTACGCGAGCGCCGAGGAGGCGGTCGACAACGACCCCGGCACGGTCAACCTCGACGACGCGACCACGTGGGCCGCCGGCGGCGCGGTCGACTGGGTTGATGCCTATCTGGCTGGCGTCGACGACCCGATGGAGGCGCAGTGCGACACGTGCTGCCGTCGCCTCGCGCGCTTTTGCGAGCACAACGACTCCACGACGTGCAACGACTGCGCACTCAACCCGCCGGCGGACCTCGAGCGCGACCAGGAAGCCGAGTGGGTCGCGGGACAGGAGTGTGAGTACGGCTGCGACGGCGACCAGGCATGACCGATGGCGACGATCCTGACCGTGGACGGCACCCCCTTCGAGCTCCATGACGGCGCTTGGTCGTGGAACCGCTCCTCGCCAGTACCCACCGCGTGGCGCGCACTCCTCGACGCGCTCGCGTACGGCATGTACGAGCCGGACGACGACGGCGGGCTCCGCCTGGCGACGACCAGGGCGAAGGTCATCGCCGGGCGCGTGACTCGCGCCCTCACGGGGACGCTGGACGGAGAGCCGGTCGTCTGCGTCTGGCCACTAGCGGACGAGGCGGCGGATGGATGACCGCCGCATCGCCCTTGCGCGACACGGCGCGGACGCCGAGCTGCGCGTCGCCGTCGACCGCGTCAAGCCGTGGGTGTGGCTGATGTTCGTGAACGTCCGGGAGTCGCGGACGACGCGCGATGGTCGGACCGTCCCGGGGACATTCGCGTCCTATCCCCTCGAGGCGCGCGACGAGATCCCGCGCTTCGGCCAGCTCATCGCGCACGTGCGCGAGACGGGGCGCGCGGAGACACTCACGTGCCAGCTGAAGCCGGACCACCTGATCCAGCTGCATGCCGACCGCCACCCGGTGGACGCGAAGGCCGAGGGCCGCGTCCCCGATCTGCTTGTGATGACGTTCCACAACCTGCGGCGGTCGCACGAGAGCCGTATCGGCCGCCGCGCCCAGCTCGTCGGCGCCGAGGTCGGCGCGCTCCTCGACGCGCTCGACCAGGCGCGCGACGAGGTCCTCGCGCGGGGCGTCCGGTGACCGGTGCCGCGGTGCAGACGTCTGCACCGACCGTCTTTGCAGATTCCAGGGCCGCCGATCGCAGGGAAAATCACGCTGCGCGCGCACACGACGGGCGGCGTGTGACTTGCCGGAGGCGCGGCGATGCGTGACGAGTACAGGCTCGACTACCGCACCTCCCGACCGAATCGGTTTGCACCGGTGAGCGCCGCACGGTCGCGCGTGGCTCCTCGTCGTCGGCGTCGTCGCTCGGGCGCGCGCGGCGCCGTCGTCGCGCTCGTCGTCGACACGCTCATGCGTCTGTCACGCGGCTGGTGGACCGTGGACGATCTGACGGCGGACCTTGGCGTGTCGCGGCGGACGATGCTGCGCATGCTCGAGGCGCTGCGCGACGCCGGGCTGCCGGTCGTCGACGCGCCGGCCGGCGACCGCGACGTGACGCGCGCGCTCGCGCACCACCTGGCGCGCGGCTGGTGGTCCGCACGGTCCGCGAGTCCGGGCCGCTAAGTCCGCGTCCCGGCGATAGCTTTTGCTCGTACCTTGATCGGGGCCCTCTCGCTCTGACACCGTAGAGGGTGAGCGGTGCACTGGACCTCGCCCGCCCCGCTGTCTGCCGCGACCGCGCTGAAGCGGTCGTCCCCGTCGTCTCTGGACGCCGCGTGACCGAGCACGAGCGCCTCCTCTCGTTGCACTGCCGGTGCTCCGCGTGCGATCGCCTCCGCTGGGCCGCCTACGTCGCGCGACTCCAGGCGCGTCTCACCCCGCGGCAGCCGTGAGTCTCTGGACGCCACCGCGAGAGCGCCGGACGTCGACGCGCCCAGGCGACGGCCGCGTGATGGATGCGGCTGGCAACCTGGTGCGGATCATCCCCGCGCCCGCCGGCAGCCTGCCGTGCGCGCGCCATGCTCAGCGGGACTGCACGCGCTGCGACCACGCGCTCGCCGGCGTCGGCGTCTACGGCCCGGTGCGCGACGCATGACCGTCCGGCTCGAGCGCGCCGCGCGGGGCGTGACGTCTGATGGACGAGCTGGGTTGGATCCCGACACCGGCGATGAAGAGCGACGAGGCGATCCTCGAGGAGATCCGCCTGCGATTGCAGCGCGGGTACCGATATCGCAATCCCGTCGACGACGTCGTGGCGTTGCTCGCGATCATCGATCGCGTGCGCGCGCGGGTCGAGTGAAGTGCGTGCGATCGCGACGAGGCGCGATGAGGATGCAGCCTCACACTACACTGACGCGCCGGCCCCCGGGTGCCGTAGGTTCTTCCTGAGCGCGCCGCCCGCGGGCCAGGCGGCGCGCGAATTTCAGCTAGCTGACCGGCCCGGGAAATGTGGTCAGTGGTCACGGGGCGGCCGGTGAGCCACGACCCGCGTGCGCTCCGATGCTCGTGCTGCCGGAAGTCCTGGGTGCCCGAGGGCGGCGTCCGCCCGATGTGCTCGGGCTGCGGGGCCAGGATCTGTTCGACGTGCAGCGCCGAGTGCGAGCACGAGCGCGGCCCGAACACGCTGACCGTCGGCCAGTGGACGTACCGTCGGCATCGGCTCCGCCACAAGGGCTCATCCGAGTGGCGCAACCAGGGCGTGCTGCCATGAGCGAGCGGCTCTCGCTGCGCGCGTTCGCCCGGCGCCAGGGCGTCGCGCTCTCGGCGGTCCAGCGCGCGATCGCCGACGGCCGGCTCGCCCAGGCGGTCGGGCGGGACGAGCAGGGGCGGCCGTGCATCGTCGACGCCGAGCGGGCCGCGGCCGAGTGGGAGGCGAACACCCGCCCGCGGGTCGCCGCCGGGAAGGCCGCGGCCGGCCGGCCGGCGGGGGCCGCGGAGGGTAGCCAGGCGCCGGCCGACGCCGCCGGCGCCGGATCCCCGCTCGCGGCCGCCACGCTGCGCGAGCGGCTCGCCCGGGCGCGCGCGATCGAGCTCGAGACGGCGATGAAGGAGCGCGAGCTGGTCCCCGCGCGCGAGGCGGAGATCCGGTGGACCGGGTACGTCGTCGGCTGCAAGACGAAGCTGCTCGGCGTGCCATCGCGCGCGAAGCAGCGGCTGCCACAGCTGAGCGTCGGCGACCTGGCGGTCCTCGATGAGCTCGTGCGCGAGGCGCTCGAGGAGCTGGCCGACGACCAGGCGCCGGCCGGGGCGCGCGCATGACGGCGACGATGCTCGCGGCGCTCGACGAGATCCAGGAGCGCGTCCGGCAGTCGTGGCGGCCGCCGCCGAGGCTGTCACTCTCCGAGTGGGCCGACGCGAAGTTCGTCCTGCCCACTGGCGATGCGAACGCGGGGCGCTGGCGCTCGTTGCCGTACCAGCGGGGGATCATGGACGCGATCTCCGATCCCGGCATCGAGCGCGTCAGCGTCATCAAGAGCGCGCGGGTCGGATACACGCGGATGTTCCTCGCCGCGATCGGCTACTTCATCGAGCACGACCCGTGTCCCATCATGGTCGTGCAGCCCACGAACGACGACGCGAAGAAGCACAGCAAGGAAGACCTCGCGCCGATGCTGCGTGACGTCCCCGCGCTCCAGGGCCGCGTGGCCGAGGCGAAGGGCCGTGCCGCGTCGAACACGATCACGGACAAGATCTTCCGCGGCGGGTCGCTCTCGATCATCGGAGCCAACAGCCCGCGCGGCTTCCGCCGCACATCGAGGCGCGTCGTGATCTTCGACGAGGTCGATGGGTACCCGGCCTCGGCGGGGACCGAGGGCGACCAGATCGAGCTCGGCATCCGGCGCACCGAGTACTACTGGAATCGGAAGATCATCGCGGGGTCGACGCCGACGCTCGCTGGCTACAGCCGGATCGAGGGGATGTTCCTCGCCGGCGACCAGCGCCGCTACTACGTGCCGTGTCCCGAGTGCGGCGACTACCAGGTCCTGAAGTTCCCGCGGCTGAAGTGGCCCGAGGGGCATCCCGAGCGCGCGTACTTCGTCTGCGAACCGAACGGCTGCGTGATCGAGCACCGTCACAAGCGCGACATGGTCGAGGCCGGGCAGTGGCGCGCCGAGGCCCCCGAGCACTTCACGGAGCGACACCGGCACGCGTCGTTCCACATCTGGGCGGGCTACTCGTACAGCCCGAACGCGACGTGGGGGCAGCTCGCCGCCGAGTTCGTCAAGGCGAACAAGGGCGGCGCCGTGACCCTGAAGACGTTCGTGAACACGGCGCTGGGCGAGACCTGGCACGACCGCGGCGAGGCGCCGGAGTGGGAGCGGCTGATGCGGAGACGGGAACCCTACCGGATCGGCACCGTCCCGAGCGGCGCGCTCTTCCTCACCGCCGGCGTCGACGTGCAGAAGGACCGCCTCGTGTACGAGGTCGTCGGGTGGGGCCGCGGCAAGACGTCGTGGTCGATCGACTACGCCGTGCTGCCCGGCGACACGGCGGACCTCACGCGCGGCCCGTGGCGGGAGCTCGACGCGCTGCTGGCGCGCGCCTTCCCGCACGAGCACGGCGTCGAGCTGTCGATCCGGCTGCTGGCGGTGGACAGCGGCTACAACACGTCCACGGTCTACAGCTGGGCTCGCCGGTACCCGATCAGCCGCGTCATCGCGGTGAAGGGCCAGGCCTCGGGCGGCGTCCTCGTGAGCGCGCCGTCGCCGGTGGAGATCAGCGACCGGGGCCGCAAGCTGAAGCGCGGCTACAAGGTGTGGCCGGTCTGCGGGCACGTCGCGAAGAGCGAGCTGTACGGCTGGCTGCGGCTCGAGACGCCGGTGGACGGCGGCGCCGCGCAAGCGGGGTTCTGTCACTTCCCCGAGTACGGTGAGGACTACTTCCGTCAGCTCACCGCCGAGCAGCTCATGCCGCGCAAGACCGCGCGGGGCTACGTGCGGCTCGAGTGGGAGCTCATCCCCGGCAGGGAGAACCACGTCCTAGACGGACGTGTGTATGCGCGGGCGGCCGCGGCGGTCGTCGGGATCGACCGTTTCACCGAGTCCGACTGGGCCGCGCTCGAGCGCGCGGCAGGGCAGGAGCCGGCGGCGCCGCCAGCGGCCGCGCCCACACCGCCCGCGCCGGCCGCGGAGCCGGCGTCGACGCGGGTGCCCACGATCCCGAAGCGCGAGCGCACGTGGCTCGGATCGCGACGTGGCGGATGGCTGCGATGACGAACAGGGGAGGACACAACTGATGGCACTGCCGTCGAACATCCTGGAGACGGTGGACGCCGCGATCGCGCAGATGATCGCGGACGGCGGCGCGACCGCGCAGACAATCACCTACGGAGACCGCACCGTCACGTTCCGCTCGCTGAAGGAGCTGATGGAGTTCCGCGCGTCGATCGCGCAGACCACGTCCACACGGACGTACCGCCTGGCCGCCACGAGCAAGGGAGTCTGAGGCCGTGTCGCTGCACTGGATCGACCGGATCACCCAACCGATCGCCCCGCGCTGGACGCTCAAGCGCGTGCGCGCCCGCGCGGCCGCCGAGCTCCTCGCGCGCTACTACGACGCGGCCGCCGCCGGGCGACGGACGGCCGGATGGCGCCGCACGAAGGGCGACGCGAACGCCGCCGTCGCCGCCGCGGCCGCGGACATCCGGGAGCAGGCCCGGGACCTCGTGCGCAACAACGCCTACGCGGCGTCCGCGCTCGACACGATCGTGAACCACACGGTGGGCTGGGGCATCGTCGCGGCGTCGAAGAAGACGGCGCCGCCGCTCTGGACCGCGTGGGCGGACAGCACGGCGTGCGACGCGGACGGGCGGAACGACTTCGCAGGCCTCCAGAAACTCGTGATGCGGACGGTCGTGGAAGCCGGCGAGGTCCTCGTCCGTCGTCGGTGGCGGCGCGCGGCGGATGGCCTGCCGATCCCGATGCAGCTCCAGGTCCTGGAGCCCGACTTCCTCGACGTCACACGCGACATCACCGCGCCGAGCGGCCGGGTCGTGCAGGGCATCGAGTTCGACGCGATCGGCCGACGCGTCGCGTACTGGCTGTACCCGGAGCATCCCGGCGGCCGGCGCAGCTTCGCGCCGTCGAACCGGATCCCGGCCGAGGACGTGCTGCACGTCTTCAGGCCGGGGCGCGCGGGGCAGGTCCGGGGCGTCTCGTGGCTCGCGCCAGTGATCCTGCGTATGAAGGACTTCGACGACTACGAGGACGCCGCGCTCATGAAGCAGAAGATCGCCGCTTGTCTGGCGATCCTCACCACGGACGCCGACGGCGCGACCTCGGCACTCGGTGCGGTCGCGGACCCGGACGACGGCACCGACAGCCTCGAGCCGGGGATGATCAAGCACATCACGCCCGGGCGGTCCGTCAGCGTCGTGCAGCCGCCGTCGGTGAGCGAGCACGCCGAGTACGCCCAGACCGTGCTGCGCGCGATCGCGACAGGGCTCGGCGTCGCCTATGAAGACCTCTGTGGCGACTACACCGGACTCCCGTTCTCGGCGGCGCGCATGTCGCGCCTGCGGCACTGGGCGCGCGTCGAGGACTGGCGCTGGAGGATGCTGATCCCGCAGTTCTGCGACCCGGTCTGGCGGTGGGCGATGCAGGCCGCGCAGATCGTCGCCGACTCACCAACGGAACGGCCCGTGGCGCAGTGGACGCCACCGCCGCCGACCATGATCGACCCGGAGAAGGAAGGGCTGGCGCTCCAGCGCCTCATGAGGATCGGCGGGCTGACGTGGCCGGAGATGGTCCGCGAGCGCGGCTACGATCCCGAGGCCCAGCTCGAGGAGATCCGCGACTGGAACGAGAGGTTCGACGCCGCCGGCGTCGTGCTCGACTCGGATCCGCGGAAGACGTCCCAGCAAGGGCAGCCGCGCGACCCGAAGGACGCGGCCGCGGGCGCTGCGCAGGGAGGGGAGGAGTGATCACCGCGGGCGACCTCACGATCCCCGAGGCCGGGCTGCCGCTCCTCACGCGGGCCGACGGGGTGGCCGGTGCAGACGTCTGCACTGAGGCCCGGGAACTGACCGCGAAGCAGGCGGCCGTGATCGAGGCGATCGCCCGGTATCACGACGCGACCGGCGAGGCGCCGCCGGTCGCGTGGCTCGCCCGGCGGCTGGGA